CCTTGTTGTCAGGGGGATTCTCTTCGTATAATAACAGTTGAAACTATTAAAACACAATTAAGAAGAACAACAAGAGAAATGTTTAATGGAACTCGCGTTACACGTGAGCTCCTGGAGAAAGCATATTTTCCTTCAACATCTAGCAATTACAATAGAACAAAACGCGAAGCCGGCCAAGTTGGCGAGCTTATAGATCTTGCACTTAAGATCGGGCTCGAATTTCCGAAGATTCAGTTAACTGAATTTAAGGGGGAAATTCTCACACTCAATTAGTGAAAAATGGGGTGATGACTACTGGTTGGACGAGCAGATGAATGAAAAGACACTTGAAAGTGTCGTTGAAGAAGGTGTGTGTTATGTCGCAGATACGACGGACGTCGAAGAGGCCTACAAAATTCTATATTGGCATACGTTCGTTGAAGCACAAGAAGAGGATCCTCTGGTTACTCCTGTTGGCTTAGCTGAGGCACTGAAAATAAGGGTCATATCTAAAGGACCACCCAAACACTATTTTTGTCTCAAACCGATACAGAAACTCATGTGGAGAACTTTGAAAAGTCATCCTACGTTCGAGCTGATCGGTAAGAAAATAGATTCGGATATAATAAATTCAGTTGCCAAAGGTGAGTTGTATGACGATGAAGAATTTGTAAACGGTGATTATGTTGCAAGTACCGATAACCTATATAGTTGGGTATCGGAGACGATTTTGGATGAGCTTCGGCTTATTTGGACCCTCGATGGAGGGTTCTTTCCTGATGAATTGTATGTAATGATGAAAAATTCACTCACTAGACACATATTCGTAAAAGTTGTAAAGACAGATACAGGTGAAAAACTTGAGGTTCGTATGAAACAAAAGATGGGACAACTCATGGGTTCTATTATCTCTTTTCCATTTCTATGTTTGGCCAATGCGGCTTTATGTAGATTTTCGATGGAGATAGACCAGGGCTGTGAGTTGTATCTTGAACAGTGTAGATTACGGGTTAATGGAGACGATTGTATATTGGTTGGCAATAAGCACCCTTTATGGGGACTTTTTGCTATTTGGGAACAGGTCACTCATATGGGTGGCTTGAACACATCAGCTGGTAAAACATATCATAGTAAATTTGCTGTGATAAACAGTCGTCGTTTTGATTATGATCCTTCAAGTAGATCTTGGATTGAACAAAAGTTTGTTAATCTAGGAATTTTATTTGGAATGTGTAGATCTGCTGCGGGTGAACAAACGAAGAAATGGATTGGTGATATTGGTACTCTTCACAGAGACCTTTACAAACAATGCCCTTCTGAGTTGTGGGAGGAAGTAAATAAGGCTTTTTACTATTACAATAAAAATACTTTAAGAAGCTTTAGAGGTTCATATTGTGCTCCTGAATTTCTAGGTGGCCTCGGTATGGTGGGTAAACTCTCTGATCAAGACCTTAGGGTCTGTACGACGATCAGATCGCAGTTGGCTCACACCAAACCGTGTCCTTGGCCTGCCGCTAAAGACTGGCAAATGCACCAAATTGTCCAAAAGACAATAGGGTCTATACCAGAGGTTAGCTTTAGAAATTTCGAAACAACAATCGAACCTAAGCTCGAGAATTTGACTTCTTATGAGAGGCAGCAGTTTCCCTTTGTTCAAAGGGATATCTGTCTTAAGTTAGAGGATGAATATTCTTGGGTTTATAATTTACTTACGATCCAAACTCTCTTTAAAAATGAACTATCTGAATTAAAAACATCAGTTAAGCCCGATAAAAACGACAAAACAAAAGAAATTTCGAAACAACAATCGAACCTAAGCTCGAGAATTTGACTTCTTATGAGAGGCAGCAGTTTCCCT